GGGAACGGTTTGAGTTCGATAAAGAGAAACAGGGGTTGATTATTCGGCAGAGTTCTTTGGCCGTAGCAGCTACAGTTCTGACAGCTAACGGCAATCAACCAAAGCTTCAGGAGGTAGTAGACGCTGCTCAATTTTTTGAACACTATGTCCTAAACCCCACGGATTCGGAATGGGGCAGTGAAGTTGACACAGAGAATTTTCCCTCATAAATTCCTGAGGGGGATCGTCTAAGATTAGGACCCGGTCATTGTAGGCCGGAAATAGGGGTTCAAGTCCCCTTCCCCCTTGTTTCTTGGAGATATACATGGGCCGTATAGCCTTAATTGATGGAGACATAGTAGCTTTTCGTTGTGCCTCTTCCTGTGAACCTTCTTTAAAGAATCCATCCAGCGAAAATGAATCAATTGCAATATCGAGAACCAATGAACTCCTTGATCGCATCCTCTCTACAGTTGCGACTAAAGAATATCACATCTTTGTCAGCGGCTCTGAAAACTTTAGAAAAATCCTCTATCCAGACTACAAGCGTAACCGTGATGACATCCCCAAGCCAAGACATTTGGTTGCCTTACATAACTTTCTGGTTACAGAATGGGGAGCTGAAGTCACAGGTGGATACGAAGCAGACGACGGAATCGGAATCGAGTTTACACGACTACTGCAAGAACGAGATCCTTTCTCACATGACGCTCCTATCATCTGCTCAATCGACAAAGATTTTCGGCAGATCTCCGGACTCCATTACAACTTCGTTAAGGATGTATTTGAAGAGATTTCTGATGAGGAGGCTTCCTTGGCTTTTTGGTCGCATATGCTCATTGGCGACACTAGTGATAATGTGCGAGGAGTTGCCGGGATTGGAAAAGTCAAAAGCAAACGATTACTTCAGGGTCTCCTTCCCGAAGAACAGGAAGCCAGAGTCCGTAGCGCTTATGGAGATCCCGAGCGGTTTGCTCTTAACTGTAAGTTACTTAGAATTCTTCGCACTGAGGGAGATTATGAAGAGATCGTCAGAGATTTAAGAGATGAAACCCCAACAAAGGAAAGCCAAAGGGCGGCTCTTGCAGCAGAGGGTGAGGGATGAAATTCTGGGAACTTTCCCTGATCTTACTGATCGTGACGTCCGGAGTACATCTATGGGCGCGTCTGGGGTGGACCTCCTATTATCAGAAGTGGCTGTGGAGCGATTCCCGTACAGTGTCGAATGTAAAAGACGTGCTCGAATACACGTATACGATTTCTGGCGCGATACTAACGACAACGTGGCCGATAACACCCATCCTCTTCTTGTTATCCAGCAAGATAGATCCGATCCCTTGGCTGTCATAACTCTTCAACATTTTTTGGAGCTTACTAAATATGCGAGTAATAGGAGTAATCGAAGAACCCAACGGGACGTATCAAGTGAACAGTGTCTTCCGGGACAGGGAACTAGCAGTAGTAATAGAAGCAGGGTTGCGCTCCTTGCTCCACCGAGGGCAACTACCGTTCGAAAAAATCGGGGAAGTCGAGGAGAACCTCTTCCGAGTATTGCTGCCGAGCGAACTATCAGGAAAGGCAAATGAAATCCCCGAAGATACTCTTACTTGATATCGAGACTGCACCAAATCTAGTTCATGTATGGGGGCTTTGGGGGCAGAATATCGGCCTGAATCAAATCCAAGCCGCTGGTTATGTACTTTGTTGGGCTTCTAAGTGGCTTGGAGAGCCTGAGATTATGTTTTCTTCTGTCCGTAAAGGCAAGAAAACAATGCTCAAACAGATTCATAAGCTATTGTCAGAAGCAGACGCTGTTATACACTACAACGGTACTAAATTTGACGTCCCTACACTTAATAAGGAATTTATTAGTCATGGGATGATGCCTCCAGCCCCGTATAAAGAGATCGATCTGCTAAAGACTGCACGAAAAAAGTTTCGTTTTCCCAGTAATAAACTAGACTATATTGCTAAAGCCCTTGGATTTGGTGGAAAGATTCGCCACGAGGGACATGAACTATGGACAGGTTGTATGGCTGGCAACGATGCTGCTTGGGAACGTATGGAAAAATACAATACCCATGACGTCGCTCTCCTCGAGAAAGTTTATTACCATCTATTACCCTGGATCTCTGATCATGCAAACATCGCCTTGTACGAAAATAGATTGGCATGCCCTAATTGTGGCGGCGTCCGGCATCAACGTCGGGGCTATCATTACACCAGAGCAGCCAAGTACCAAAGATACCAGTGTAAAGACTGTGGAAACTGGTTCCGTGGTGCTAAATCCCAAGCAATCGAACTAGAAAAGAGAGCTATAAATCTATGAAAGTAAATAAAAGTTTTGCTCCAGTAGCAATCATACTAGAATCACAAGAAGAAGTTGATCTAGTCTATGAAATGTGTCGAACTGTGACCCGTGAGTTTGAGCGTTGCTATAAGACTCCGGACCAGCGAAATTATACTGAGTTCTTGTTCTCAAAACAAGATAAACTCCTGTCTATGGCTACTGAAATAGGGAAACTTCTATGCCGCTAAATATGTTTCTTTCAAAGGGTGGAACTCTTCCTAAACCTACTGAAGACTGTGATGAATACTGCGGTCTTAGTTGGTGTCTCGAGCCTTCCGTAATAAGTGACACGGCTGTTTGGCGTGATGAGTTTTTCGATTGGGGGTGGTTTTATGGTGACTAAAGTTGAGGAGCCAATCTACCCGGATGAGATAGAGGACCCGTATGAGCCACCGCCCTCGGCCCGACAGATCGACGGGAACCACTACGTAGAAAGGAAGGTCCAGCCGTGGGACTTTATTGTAGCCAACCGGCTTGACTTCTGGCAGGGTAACATCCTGAAGTACATCACCCGCTGGCGCGACAAAGACGGTGTTATTGACCTGAAAAAGGCACGGCACTACCTAGACAAATATATCGAACTGGCAGAATCAAATGATCCCTCTATTTAGCCTATGGAAACCCCTCACCACAGGAACTGTTATAATTACGATTGGTCTTGGTATCTTTGGCACAGGTATCTGGACCGGGAAGAAATGGAACTCGATTCAGTACGAGAGGTACAAAGCGCAAGTAGCCACGGAGCGAGAAGCCCAAGCCGAGGAGCGAGTTGCTCAACAACAAGCCCTTCTTCGAGCAATCGAGGAAGCCAATGCCAGAACTGTCGCGGTCGAGACTGCCGCTGCCGCGACGATTGCTCGGCTGAAGAAGAATGTTCGTACGATCACTATGGAGGTAGTCCGTGAAGTTGAAAAGCCTATTTATCGTTGCGAGCTTCCTGACACTGGTAGGGTGTTCCTCAACAACGCAATTCGTGAAGCCAACACCGCCATCAAGTCTAGTGGAAAAGTGCAGTGAATTGGAATCACCCTCTCTGGCAGATATGGGAGAGTTACTTCAATTCACTGTGGATCTTGTGGGACTCTATGGAGAGTGTGCCGCTCGCCATAATGCTCTATCTACTTGGGCAACGAAACCGAAATGAACGACAAAAAGCAGGATCTAACGGAACTGCTGGCTCGTAAGAGCCGGCGTTCCCACAAACATCGTATTCGAGAACTCAAAACAAAGGATGCAGAAGAGGAGATTAAGGAGTATGAAGAAGGTCAATACAACCAGAAATCGGACTCTGAATAATGCAACATAACCGATTTAAAACCCCATTCGCAGAAACAATTTTTAGGACCAAATATGCACAAGGGCCAAATGACAGTTGGGACGCTCTTGCAGATCGTGTTGTCGAAGACGTTTGCGGATCTCGATGGGGATCCACAAATAAACTTATGTCTGACTATGACCGGGGAGAACTCTCAAATTACATCAAGACTTTTGGATTTATTCCCGGGGGCCGCTATCTCTATTATGCCGGTAGAGTTGCCAAATTCTTCAACAACTGTTACCTCTTACGTGGTGAAGCTGATACCAGAGAAGAATGGGCGGACCTCTTCTGGAGAGCGAGTTCATGTTTAATGACAGGAGGCGGAATTGGTATCGATTACTCAGTCTTTAGAGAAAATGGTGCCCCCCTTAAACGCACTGGAGGGGTCGCTTCGGGACCTATACCTCTTGCAGAAGCAATCAATGCAATCGGGCGAAACGTCATGCAAGGAGGATCTAGACGTTCTGCAATCTATGCTTCTCTCAATTGGCAGCATCCGGACATCCCTGACTTCCTTAAGGCTAAAAACTGGCACGAGCAATGGGTAACTCCGAACCTGAACCACTGGCAAGCGAAGCAGGAGAACTTCAACCACCAAGCTCCTCTGGACATGACCAACATCAGCGTCAACTACGACGACGCTTGGTTGGACTCTGGGGACCAACTTACATTCCCCTTTCTGGAGAACTGCCGGCAGGCGATGATGACTGGCGAGCCTGGGTTCAGCTTCAACTTCAGAGAAAAGCAAAATGAGACGCTTCGAAACGCTTGCACTGAGGTTACGTCAGAAGATGACTCTGACGTATGCAATCTTGGCAGCATCAATATGGGGGCTTTTGAGACTCTGGAGCAGTTCAAAGCTGCATGTGCGCTTGGCTCGCAATTCCTCGTCTGTGGAACGCTTCGGGCGGATCTCCCTTACGACAAAGTCCGTCAAGTGCGGGAACGCAACCGTAGAATTGGACTTGGCCTTATGGGTCTACATGAATGGTTATTGAGGAGAGGGTATAGATATGAAGTCGTCCCAGAACTCCATGAATGGCTTGCAGTCTACCGTTCTGAGTCTGAACGAGCAGCTAATGAATTGTGTGACAGATTGTTTATCAGCCGCCCGGTGGCTTACCGCGCTATCGCTCCAACCGGAACGATCGGCATCCTTGCTAGCACTACAACGGGTATCGAACCACTGTTTGCGGTCGCTTTCAAGCGCCGCTTCCTCACTGGAAGCAGCAAATGGAAGTACCAATACGTTGTTGACGCAACTGCAGACCACCTTATCAAAGAATACGGAGTAAAACCAGAGACTATTGAGACAGCACTCACACTCTCAGAAGACTATGAGCGGCGAATCAAGTTCCAAGCCGATGTACAAGATTACGTGGATATGTCAATTTCCTCAACAATTAATCTTCCAGCGTGGGGATCTCGAGGAAATAGCGACGCCGACGTGCCAAAGTTTGCAAACATACTTGCTAAGTATGCTCCACGACTACGAGGATTTACCTGTTATCCAGATGGTAGTCGAGGAGGTCAACCCTTAACTGCTGTAGATTATGATACGGCTCATAAACATAGAGGAGTAGAATTTGAAGAAATAGATATTTGTGAATACACTGGAAAAGGCGGTACCTGTGGAGTTTGACAGGTAATTACTCAATTATTTGAGGGGACCTAAAAATGAATAGATTTAAAGCAGCTTGGGTGGCATTCTTCAATCCGCACTATGTTGAGCAAGGCCAAGGACTTTGGCTTGTGCTCCAAAATTTCGATTATATCGAGGTAGTTCCTAAGAAAGCGGGTACTTACGATCTTACTATGACTGGTAAGAATTTTAAAACACCTGAAATTAAGTTTAGTGACAAC